TTTACCAATTAGATGATACTTCAATTTTGCACTCTTACTTTTCTCATAGATAAAGAACTTGCCATTTGAATCTACATAAAATCTGCCACGATGTTTTACCATAGAGCAAAAATCGTCTAATTTATACTTTAGATCGTATAGATCTTTTTGCGGTGTTTGTAATCTTCTTATTCCAATAGTGTGACCTTTAACATTATAGTCATCTATAACTTTACCATCACACCATAATAATCCGTCACGTGTTGCAACATCATCTGTATGTACAACATAGACTGGAAAACGAATATCAGAGAGTTTCATACTTATCTGCAAATTTACCCATAGAGTAATCTTCTCCTACTTCAAAGTCACATCCGATTGGACAATCTGGTATTGAGATACCTCTGTCTTTTTGGATTGATGCCTTTAGTATAAATTTGTAGTGTTCTACATATTCATCATGCACTTCTGCTAAAACTGAGTCATGAACTAGAGCAAAGATTCTCATTTTATCTTCTTTACCGTCTTTTTTGATAACATTGTGAGCATCAATAGCACCAAGTAAGTTTACATCTGAGGCAATGGATTGCACTAGAAAGTTAATTCCTGATCTTACTTCGTGAGATGCAATACCTTTATCGTCTGAAAATACATTTGGCAATCTTCTTTTTCTTCCAAAGTGAGAATATATAAATCCATTATCTTGTATAAATCTTTTCTGGTCATCAAGCCATTTCTTTAGTCCATGAAATTGTCTAAAGTAATCTTGAATAACTTCTGACGCCTCGCTAGTACTAAAATATCTGCCTGAGTCTTTGGTAACTTGTTCACTAATTTTTTTCGGGCCCGCTCCATACATTATACCAAATGTTACAGCTTTTGCCATTTGTCTTTGTGTTCCATAGAGTTCTGCAACTTCATCTACTTCACAAGGTAGATTGAAAACTAACTTAGCAATATTACTATGAAAGTTACCTCCGTCTTGGAATACTTGCATCAATGCTTTGTCATTTGCAAGTACAGCTGCACAATAAACCTCTGCTGTTGTTAAGTCCATTGCAACTATTTTATGGTTTGGACTAGCTTTTATACAACCTTTTACTATAGGATTATCTCGTGGTATCTGTTGCATATTCATTTTACCGCTAGAAGATAGACGACCTGATGTTGTACCGTGTAAGTTAAATCCAGTACGAAGTCTACTATCTTTATCTAGCTGTGGATATATTTTGTCAAGATAAGTAGTTTTAATTTTTACTTTCTGACGAATATCTAATACTAATTGTGGTACTTCGTGTTCTTCTGCAAGCTGTTTTAATACTTCCGCATCTGTACTATCTGCCCCTGTACCTGTTTTCTTACCTGTAGGTTTTAAGCCTAAGTAATCAAATAATAAAGATCTTAGTTGCATTGTACTGTTTGGATTAAAGTCTTTACCTTGTGAATGTTCAAACTCTTTAATCGCAGGATAAGTATATAACTTTTCTATAGCTTCGTCAATTTGTTCTTGCATAAGAACTGTTGACCTCTGCAATCTTTCTTTATCAAAAGGTACGCCATTGTCTTGAATATCTGTAAGAAACCTAGTTCCTGTAATAAGTATTCGTCTGTATACTCCATAGAGTCTGTCATTCTTTACTAACGCATTTTCAAACTTCTGAAAGAGAAGAAAAGTACAAACAGCATCCATTGCTGCGTAGTCTTTCATTACATCAAATGGAATCATATCCCAAGTAAAACTTGCTTTGAGTATTCCATTCCTTCGGCAGAAGTCATCTATCCACTCATACATGGGTTTTTCATAATCACCATATGGTGTATACTTAAGAGATAATTGTTTTAATCCATGTGTTCCAGGATTTTCGTCTAACATATAGTGAAGAAGCATAGTATCTTCAAAGTTCGGAAATTCAAATCCAAAATGATATTCAAAGAACGCTAAGTCAAATTTAGCATTGTGAAATACTACTCGCTTTTTCTTAAATAGTTCTTGAAGCATCCTTTCGCATTCTTCATCAATACAATCAGTATCAATATATGCACCGTGTTCTGGCTCATAAGAAATACTTATACCGAGCATATATCCGTCACGAGGATATAATCCTGTTGTCTCAGAGTCAAGTGCTATGAAATCAAAAGGTGCATCTAGTGCTTTCTCAAGAAACTTCTTAAAATCTTCGGTTTCGGTTATTCCATAGCATTTATCTACATCTAATTTTTCTTGTTTGAGTTCGCCTTTAATATATTTTACAATATTAGTACTAGACTCTTCCCAAGTTTTCTTTGCTTCTGGTTTGAAAGCTAACATAGCAGGGTTAATAACAGGTAAAAATTTATCATCAATAACTCTTCCACTATATTCTGTGACAGAGTTTTGTTTTGTAAAGTATTTTAAGCACTCTGATCCAACGAGAACAATCCATTCGTAATTGTCAAGATCTATTTCTAAATCTACATCTCGTTTTAATACTTTCTTTACTGTTGAGTCTGAGCATAGAGCATGCCTATCAAATTCAAACTGATTGTTAAAAAGTTTTACATAGTCATTACGACTAGGCTTACTTTCTATGATTGCTATTTTAGCCATATAATTGTTCCTTTAGTTGTTTTGTTTTTTCTTTGTTGAGAGCTCCTGCATCCCCAAGAGCTATTGGTATTTTTACGTTTTTATGTAGTATTCCTACTATGTCACACATTTCTTGAAGTTTTACAGAAGCTTCTTGCCCTGCTTCATCTGGATCAAATAAAATGTCAATTGCTGTTACGCCTTGCATCTTGAGTAGTTTTAGTTTTTCTACATCAATATTGCGAGTACCAAAACAACACATAACATTTTCAAGACCTTTGTCGTGTAAATTTATCATATCAAATATTCCTTCTACTAGAATAACTCGCCCTTTGATGGGGCGGACTCGGCTGGGGAATAAGGGTAGCACTGCTTTAGGGGGATGGATTAAATATTTTGGAACATCAGTTGGTGACTGTGTTCTGCAGTTAAATGCTACTATTCGCCCAGTCAAGTCCTTAATCGGAAATGAGATTCTACCTGTAAAAGGTTTATCTGGATGTAGGAATGCATTAAATAATTTGTATGTTTCTGGAGTTATATTTCTCCAGTTGCCTACATACGGCATGAAGTTTTTTGGCATCTTCAATCCAACAGAAGATGCTCTCTTTTCTTCTATTTTTCTTCTAACTTTCTCTCTGCGAATATCTAACGGGTTTGATGGTGCATCATAATAGTTAAATATATTGCCTTTAAAGCCACAAGAAAAACAGTTGTAAACTCCTGTAATTCTGTCAATCCTCATACTTGGATTGCTGTCATCATGCTCAGGATTTAGACATGATACGATACAGTCTGCTGGAGACAACTTATACTGTATCTTTCTTTCTTGTAATAGTTCTTCTACTGTCAATCGTGGTGTTCCGTAAAGTTTCCTGCCTCGTGTTGTTCAAAAAGTGTGCCTCGTTCCATATGATATACAATATCATAAAGTATCTCTAAACTATGTAAAAATAAATTTATTCCAAGTAAAAAAGCACATATTTTTAACCAATAAATCATATGTCTCATTGTTTATGTTTCCATTTTAGTTTATCACCAAGTTCTTCAAAGTCTGTCATCAGTTTTCCACTTGGATCTTTATCGTGTTCATAATATTTACTCTTCCAAGCTAGTTCTACCATCTGAAACCAAATAGCAATTGCTTTATCTCTGAAATCTTTTTCACTCCATAAATAAAACATATTCCACCATTCTTTTTCAAATCTGTGAACTTCAATTTTTATATCCTTGAAAGTATATCCTTCTGGGTGTGTTTTTACTAATTCCCATAAGGCTCTAATTCTTTGACTCCCTGCAATCGGATAATAACTAGGCATACAAAGTATAGGATTTAATATACCATCTTTCTCTATACTTTTATATAGAGGCTCATTCAAAGGTACTCGTTCTATATTTTTATAGACTATCTCTTGATTCAATAGAAATTTTACTTTTTGAACTTCTATTGTATAAGGAGGCAGAGCTATTAACTCTGCCGTTTCCTTACTGATCCTATCGGCTGCCACGTTGTTTTCTCCATATTCCGTGTCTGCGTCTCTTTTCTACTTCCATTCGTATCATGTATGTTCTGATCAAAGCAACTACTGTAAATACAAAAGTAGTTACTACAGAAATCAAAAAGGCACTTGTCCAATTCCATTTCTCTACTAATAACCACAACATAAATGTTTGCAATGGAAAATTAATTACTAGAGCCGCACCTACTTGTATGATAGATTCTTCAAGCGCCGCCTTTTCTGTTTTAGTCATCTGGATTCTCCATGTCATCAAATAATTTGTTTTCGTGTTCTTGTTCAAATATTACCCTAAACTCTTCTAAGGAAGGTAACATTCTTAATCTAAGGACTGGATCTTCTAAAGTTTTTAGTCCTCTTATATAGTCGGAGTAAGCCTCCATTAATTGTTTTTCTGTATATAAAATCATATGTCGTCTACATTTTCTCCTGTTGCCATACTACTTTCAATTGCTTCTCTTTCTTTAGGGTTAAGTGCGGTCTGAGGACCGATCTTTAATGTTTCCCAATCAACAACGCTGGTAAAACTTTCCATGCGATTACTTCTCATTTTAGTACAATTAAAAGTCATACAGTTGTCTTGTTGCTCCCATGTTTCAAGAGCATATGCCGCATCAGCAGCATCTAAGATACCTTTTGCAAATCTAGCCTCTCCACTAGCATCTGTTTGGTATGGTGCAAAGAATAATGTTTCATACTCTTGTGCATATAGTTTCATTTTCTTACTGACTTCAATCTGTTCTGTCCAGTCATACTGACCTGAGCGACTAGGTGCATTGTGGCGGCGGACTTGGTTTAAGTAGTCAACTATCACTACACCAACATCAAGTTGGTTTACTTTTTTGTCTAGTTCGGACTGTATCTTTGAGAGAGTTAAAGCTGGATCATAAATAACATCCAATTGCTTTTCTTTGTGAAGAGGCAGTTTTGTGAGTTTCTTATGAAAAGTATCAAAGTCATGATTTTTCTCAAACTCTGGCAACAATTCATGTCCACCATCAAAACGACCTGCCCACCAGCCACCGACTAGATTCCACTCTTCTGCACTGAGAGTTTTACTTCTCAATCTTTTGAGGGGTATTCTTGTAGCGATAGAACAGATTCTTTGCAGAATTTGTCTACTATCCATCTCTATTGTAAAGTACAGAGCGCTACGACCTGATTCATATACATTAGAGGCTAGATTACAACAGGTAAGTGATTTACCTGCACCACGTCTACCTCCCACAAGCACCAAGTCTTTGGGAGAGAACTGAATTTGCGAATCGTATTCGCTATTGAGTCCTAAGGGTAAATACCTCGCTAGTTCTTTGTCGTCCTCAAAGAGAGATATGCTTTGCATACTTTCTTCGGGCGGCTTGACATCTACCTTGTCACTTACCCTTAACACTATTTCTTGAAGTTGTTCTATATTTTCTTCTGCACTTGCCATAGCAACTGTATTGTCTATGTATTTATCAAGTTCATCTAGAATTTCTACTTGTGCATATTCGTTTTTCAAATAATCAAGCAGAAGCCATGCGTCAACCTCCACGTCAACGGATTCTATTGCAAATATTTTTTCTTGGAGTTGGCGATCTCGCACTTCATAACGGAGATCTTCAAATTGGGGAAGGTCTTGATAATTATCTATATGTTTATCAAGGATGCGAAATATCGGCTGGTACTCGCCAGGTAGGTAATGTTCTTTTAACTTAGCCCATGTGTCTAAGTCTTTTTGAACTATAATCTGTTTAAGTAGCGCCGATGCAATATTCAAAAAACTCTCCCAAAGTTATTAACGAAAAAAGGCAGGGGAAAGAACCCCTGCCCGAACTAAAAGTAAATAAGATTAACCTATTTCTTTTTTAGCTGCACCGTTGTAGTCTGCACACTGTAGACCACGTCTTGTTAGCATAGTTTTGACACCTCTAACTGTTTTACCGATTTGATCAGCAATTTCTTCAACAGTTAATGATTCAATGTCAATGTCAGCTAAGACGTCGGCTTTGCTTGAACCTTTAGTTTCTTTCTGCTTTGGAATAGCATTGATTTCACCACTTCTAAGTAATGAAAGAGCTTTACCTCTGATAGAGTTAACTGATTTGCCAAGAGCGTCAGCGATCTCTTCTACGAAAGATCCGCCATTGACCATATCAACAAATGTTGACTCTTCTTCAGGAGTATAAGTTCTAACAGTTTCTACTTTAGGAGCTGGTTTAACATGCTCGGTAAGTTCCATAGAAAGGATTTTACCTTGAATTGATTTTGCAGAGAATTGACCGCCTTCAAAGTTAGAGGCGATTTCTGCATATGTGTAAGAACCTGAGTTATCAGTAACAAAGTTTCTTAAGGTAGCTTCTTGATCTTCTGAGAAAGACTTAGAAGCAGATGCTGAAGCTAATTCAACATCAAAACCCATTTTTCTCAATTTGCTAGAAACTGATCTAGTAGATGTTTCTAAATGCTCAGCTGCGTTAGCAACTGTTGATTGGGAAATAGGGCTTTCTGAACCTACGAAATCTACTAGAGATTGGGTTCTTTCATCTGTCCATTTTGGTAATGCCATGATTTAGTTTTCCTTTATTAATTGTTTTATATTGTTAAAAATTATTATACCTAATTGTTCTGCTTTATTGGTTTTTGCACTTGCAATGCCACTTTCATTTAACAAATGAGTTACATCCTTTGTTAAACTATCTTTTACAACAAAGCCGTGTTTTTCTAATACTTGTTTCGCGGCTGCTTTGGTAGGATAGCTTTTCAACTTTCCTGTAATACAAACTGTTCCCTTAGTGTCTGAAAGACTGATCTGCTCTTGCTTTTCACAAGTAAAAGAAAAGGGTAAGTCGTAATATTCGTTAGCATGAAATACATTTACTAACCAATTAATCAGATTATCCGTAGCTTTTTGACCCAGACCTGCTTCTTTACATGTTTCTGGGGTTATCTCATGTAATGTTGAGATGTGTTTTCCTAATTTATTAGAAGCACTTGTGCCAATAAGCGGGATAGAAAATGCTGGAAGTAGAGTGATTAGGTCTGCGCTCTTTGACTTCGTAATTTCTAGGTGTAGCTTAGTACCCATTTTCTCTGAATCCAACAAGTCCGATATCTCCTCTACTGAAAGAGAGTAGATATCGTGAAAATCCTCAAGACCAAGTTTCGCAATAGTTGCTGGACCAAGTCCTTTGATCTTAAGAGTTTTCCCGAAGTGTTCAATCTTTTTGGAAGATTGTGCGGGACAAAGACTGTTCTTGCAAAATAACTGGTCATTTACCCACTCCAACACAGAGTCACATGCTGGACAATTTGTCGGTGGTGTTATTTTTGTCAAGTTTGTCTTTCTCCCAAATATGATAATATTATAACAAACGAGTGACCATTTGTCAAGAATTATTTTTTGGAAACTGGGATAAAATAAGAGAAGAAATTTTGAAACACTCTGTATGCCCACCAAATTTTTGAGTTGGGGAATAACTATCGTGTTTAAACTCCTCGTGAAGGGACTGCTCAATTTTCCAGCAGTTATAGATGGTGTCGTGATATGTTCGTTGAATACGGAGATCGTATCCTTTGAAACCACGACTTCTTTTGATTACATGCCGCCAGTCTTTGCCACTAGCGATTCCAACCTTGATACATTCACGCTCAAAGGTTCGTTGGTTAACTAATATTACACCATAGAGAACTCCTTCACGATCCTTTTCTTCGGGGTGATTATTGAAGTATGTTTGATTATAAACTCCACTCATTTTACTTGCCATTTATCGCAAGTTTCTTCTGATAAAACGAGAGTAGGTGTAGAAACTCTACACCAGCCCTCGGATAACTTGCTAGTTATATTATGCAATGGTTCATAGAATTTACACTCACCACAGGGGTTTGGAGGTAAAGGTTTTGCTCTGCGTTTCTTGACTTTCTTAGTCATCAACTTCTGGATCGTAGTTATCGGTTTTTTCATTATATCCGTAGTAACCGACTGAGTTAGGATTAGAACTATCCAGCATAGCTTCTGTAATAATTCCATCTACCCAATTCTCTCCTACATCTTCCGCATAACTCTCTGAATGGTCATACACTCGTCTGGTCTCCAGTAGTTCATCATTTTTAAGTAAATCTACTTCCCAACCTTTAGTTGTGTGATAGACCAAAGCTTTTCTTTCTTCTCTCCAGTATTCGTGGTGTAATTCTCTACTTTGGTAATTCATTAATTCTTCCTTAGTGCATTTGCACTCATATCTTGCTTTGCCACACAAGGGGCAATCTATCATTAGATACATTATTTTAATCTCCTAACCATTTCAACTATTCTGTCAGCATCAGGGTCTTTTAACCAACCATAGATGCCTTCATCCATTTTTTCATAATCTTCTAAGATATATTCCATTTGGTCAGCAGGAGGGTCTACAAAAAGACCTTCATACATTATTCCTATTTCCCATTGTTTATTTTCATAACCATAGGAGCCAGGAAATCTAACTAAAGATATTTCCCATCCGTTATCAAATAACCAATGTTTTCTTTCTCCTCCGTTCCACTCTTCGGACTTCGGCCACTTTGCCATTAATCAGCCCTCGCTACAACTTGAGGAATAATTTCCCCTGCTCGTATAACTTCTACTTTACATCCAATTTCTAAGTCAAGACTTTCAATTATGGAAATATTGTGAAGAGTTGCTCGTGAAACTGTTGCTTCTCCAACAATGCACGGTTCTAAAATTGCAACTGGAGATACGCACCCTGATTTTCCTACTTGCCAAACAACATCCAGTAGAGTAGTTACTACACCTTGAGGTCGTTGTTTCTTCGCAAAAGCAGCACGAGGATGTTTGGAAGTGTAGCCAAAAGAATCAAATGTCTCATTGTCTACGACTCGCCAAACATCGCCGTCTTGGGGGAACATAGAATAATCACTATCTATTGCTGTTTCAAAACCCCAATCAGATAAGCACTGCAAGTCAGTGATATAATTATCTGTTGGGTAAGGTTGAACACCATATGCGATAAAAGTTAGATCTCTTGTCTTAAATTCTTCTATGTCTTTTAAGTTAAGTGCGCCTGCTGCATAGTTTCTAGCATTTTCAATGGTAGTTGGTGCAACAAGCTCTCCAGTAATTTGCATAATCTTTGTATTCTCTGCTTCCTCTACCCATATTTCATTTGGCACTATATATCTCATTTTATCAGTAATATCTATGCCCTTCTTGCCATCACCTCTGGTAAGAGCAAGATGAAGTCTACCACGAATATACTGTAAACTTACAGCAGCACCGTCTAGTTTTGGAGTAACCACAACAGCGGCTCCATCATAATATGGTGCTTTATCTCCTGCATAAACTTTTTGTAATGAATACATTGGGAAGGCGTGAGACCAACGAGATTGGTCAGTAGGAATATCGTAGCCGACAGTATCGTTAGCTAGACTCAGTTGTGACTCTAGTCTATCATATACTTCGTCAGACATGATTGGGCTACCATTATAGTAAGCAACCCTTGCCTGTTTGATTAATGCCTCTAAATTTTTCATAAGTATATTATATACAATTTAGAAGTATTTGTCAAGAAATATTTTTAGGCTAGGTATATTTGATCTAGTAATTCTTTGAATTCTTCTTCTAAAATATTTTTACTTTCTGCAAGAGATAGTATTTCTACTAGACCTTGAAAAAGATTTCTACTATTGTCAAAGTCTATAGGCATAGAAATGCCTTCTTTAGAAGGTAACCATTCTTCTGAAAAATCTAAATAATACTTGCGAAGAGATAAGTATTCTACTCCTCTGAAAGTATTTATCACTAAACGAACTTGTTCAGTTTCAGTTTCTTGAATTACTTTTTCGTAAATTGAGGGAGCGTTAAGGTCTATCATTCTTAATCACTCGGTTGAGAGGAACAATACTGGTAACATTACTAGGGGCAAGTAGTCTATAAGAATCCGTGTCCCAACAAAATAATAATACTGTTCCAGAGCTTTCTTTTGCTCTATTTCTTTTTTCTTGAATGTATTGCGTAGAAAAGTCTCTAGTGCATACATTATATTTTAATTTTCGTGAGTTTTGACTTCTATAGGTGACTACTGCGTCCCCTGCCTCATCTATTCGTCTTTTGAACTCATCTTTTTGCATATTTCCTCCAAATTTAATCTAAACAAAAACTCTTTTGTATTGTTAAATTGCAAGGTCTCTTTTACAAGATGCAAAAAACCAAGGCAGTCAGCAACTGCCTTGGTAAATTATTTATGATTTAGTTATTTAGGTTTTCTACTATACCAGCGAAGTAAACTGCTGCCTTACCTGTAAGTTTGGCAATGATTGCGTCGTCAACTTCTTGACCAGCATCACTTAATACTGAGGTAAGTTTAGCTTGAGCATCTGCTACAGAAACTCTGCCACCGCCTGTTGAACCTCCTCCAGAGGATCTTGCGGCTGGAGTTTTTCTCACATATACACCAGCTTTTGTAAGTATCATACGAACCCCGTTTGGTGATTCGCCAAGTTCGTCTGCGATATCCTTGACTATCTCCATTGATGTCTCAGGGGTGGGTTCAGCATCCTGATACATTTCAACTGCTTGTTGTTTGCTTTCATCTGTCCAAGCCATTCTTTTTCTCCTAAAAGTGAATTTTTGTTTGTAATCGTCAAGAGTAAAGGTATTACGATAGCCAGGTGCCCACCCAGTGGTTGTTAGCATCTGATTGTAATATCTGTCACTCAATAACTTATTTCCTTAATATAAATATATTATATAAAAAGTGAAACCAAATGTCAAGAACTATTTTTCGGTAACTAAAAGGATTTCCTACTTAGAAAAATACTTGATAATCATGCCAATCTTTTCTTCTGCATTGGCAATTTTTTCTACTTGTGTTTCAATGGCTTCAACAATGTCTGGGTGTTCTCCAATCCCTGCTGCCATTCTCTCGTACACTCTGATATTTGCGATTGCTACTGCAACTTCTCCTTCAAGTTTTTTAATTAACGCTTCTAATAAGTGATTCATTTTATCTTTCCTCAGGTAAATCGGGCATACTATCCCCGTATATTTCTCTGCATTGTTCTTCAAAATCGCTGTCCCACCAAAGTTCTTTGCGTTTTGTTTCCCAATCTTCTATTGCTTTTTTGATTGCATCTTCTGCTAGAACTGAACAATGAATTTTTATTGCAGGTAACTCTAATGCTTTTGCAATATCTTCATCTTTGATAAGTTTTGCTTCTTCTATTGTAATTCCTTGTAGCATATCTACAAACATAGAAGAAGAAGCAATTGCACTTCCACAACCATAGGTTTTAAACTTTACTCCCAATATTCTATTAGAATCAGGGTCTATTCTTAGTTGGAGTTTCATAACATCTCCACAAGCGGGCGCACCCGTCATTCCTGTTGCTACAGTAGGATCTTTTGGATCAAACTTACCAACTGAGAATTGTTCAGGACTATTTAGAACTCCTTCAAATCGTTCTATTACTTCTTTACTATATGCCATTATCTTTTTAATGCCTCGTCACAAAAAGCAAGAACAAATCTTTCTTGCCATTTGTCAATTAGTGTAGGAAGAATAAGGGCAGGAAAAGCTAAAGTAAATAAAACTGTAGCAACAATCCACCCTGTAATCTCCAATCTAACTAATATACTTTCTTTGTGAAATTTTTTAAGGAAATTTACACTTGGATAGTATAATCTATAAAGTGAAAATAATACTCCCGCTATGTAAAATGCCAAAAAATATTCCATTATAAATACTCCTCCAAATGCCTTAAACTTCCTAAGTCATAAGCAAGAGATCCGCTGTAGTGTCCAGCGTTATTAATTGTTCCAAAATAAGGTGATTCACACTCAGCCATTTCTGTAACCCAGAGAGTATAGTATTTTGATCCATACTTTTCTTCATAGTTCATTCGTGTATCTTCTCGTAGAATTGTAGCAATACAATTTTTTCGTACTGCCCAAACTCTTTCTCCTTCTTGGAAGTTTTCTGATACACACTGCTCTGGTAGCATTGCATTTCTAATCCCTTCATAGTCTGTATTAGCTAACTTTTGTGGTATTCCTAATCTTTCTATCACTGCTTTAATAAATGCAGGGGATCTATAAAGTGCTTTTGCTATGTCTGAAATGTTTGCACCCTCTAAATAATAAGTCACGATGCTCTTCTTTTCGGCTTCTGTAACTCCTTTTCCTTTGTTCTGTGCTTTTCTTAATTCACGGTATCTGATTGTTTCATTATGCTCAGCAATAATATTGTTGAGCCTTGTAGTGTTGTATGTGATATTAAGAATACTACATGCTTCTTTCTTTGTTATAGGTTTTTCACTTTCTAACAAATCAATTACATGCTGTATATTACTTTCTGTTAGTTTTTCATGTTTTTTTATTCGTGCTGCCAATCTCGTTTCCTAATAAAATTATTGCGTAATGAATGATCTTTAGTAGATCTTCTTGATTTTTTCCATACTTCTTCCCGTACCTTTGGGCATATTTAATTATATTGCCTAAACAAAATCCTTCTCCATGCCCTGCATCAAATATGAACTCTGTTGATTGTATCTTGTTCATACTGTAGTGAAGTTCATAACTATTATTTATATGCTCTTCCACCATTTTTTGTACAAGAGGTTCCTCAAATTTATACTTTATCACTTAGCTGTTATCCTTTTTTCATAATCAGCATAATCCTCATTCCACCAATCAGGTTTATCACGGTGTGACCATGCTGCAAAAGTTGCTTTATCAAGATGGTAATAATCACGATAAGATTGTATTGGATTATCATAGTTTTTCAACTCGTCAGGCATAGCAAGACCGAAAGTTGTAAACCCAACTCTCGGAAGATTAA